TTGAGGCTGCCAATTGCAATTCCGTTTGCGCAAGGGAGATACGCTGAGTCTGTGAAAAGATATTGGGGTCAGCAACTGGCAGAATATCTACGCGGTCGTCGAAGTCCATCTTCATAATTTGTCTTTGTCCTCCAACAACATCGTATGGATATACGGGTGGTAGATAAAGTTTGAAAACTCTTGCTAATAAATTAAATTCTCTTTTCATGGCAGCATATAATCTTTTGTGTATTGCTGACATGGTTCTTGAACCTCTTTCTAAAAGCGCAACGGTCGTGCCCACTGCTGCTTGTTGATTACCCTCACCTACTTGCAGGTCCGCAATGGATGCGAATCTTTGTCCTGCAGATACCACGACGCCCATAAGCTGTAATAAGGTTTGAGAAGGTTCTTTAAATGGAAGTGTCATAAAGGCATCTCTTAGATTACCTCCTGGTGCATCCACATCTCTAAATTCTCCTGGTTGTATTGATTGTGCTTCATCTCTCATTTTAATACCACGCATTTTAAATCCTGCGGGTAAATTAGATAAAGTTCCTGCATCTAATAGTTGTCTTAGTGCAGCTGTTGCTGTTCTTGATAATCCACCAATCATGTGAATTAAACCAAAGCCATAAAAACCTAATCCTGGTAAAAATTTAAAATGAACAAAATATTCTATTTTATCTTTTTTAGGATCGTTCATTTCATAATTTCTACGAATCGATAATATTTTTCTTGTACCTTCTTCAAGTGTTACAATGTAAGGTAATTTAATTCCTGTAGGTTGACCGTCTTGTCCTGAATCTTCAAAACCTTCTAAATCTAAATTGACATGGCATTCAAAAATCGTATACATACGATCATCTCTTCCACGTGTTGCACCTTCAAGTTCTCTTTCTTTTTTCTGAGCTTCTGTTTCTTGCATGTAAGAAGGATTGAGTTCTAAGTCTCTATAAAAACCACCGACTTGTTGTTTTCTTAAATCATTTTCTGTCATACGAATGACATGAATAATAGATTCGCAATCATCCAATGATGTTGCTGTGTAAGGTACAACTAAATCATCAGCGGGAACAAACTTAGATACCGCTCGTTGCATAATGTCATCATAATAAACTTTTTTAAATGCTGATCCTGCAAGAGGTAAATAAAATAACATTTGATCAAATTCTGCTTCGTATTCTTTCATCTGATCCATGATTTGATAATTCATGTAATCTTTAACACGTTGTGACTGTGATTCTTTTTGCGGTGTAGGCATTCCAAGAATTTGTGTTCTTACTGGACCTTGTGATGGTAATAATTCTTTGTAAGCTAACGATTGAAACTGTGTGACTGCTTCTGCAAGTACAGGATGTGTTGCACCACTAGCACCTTTAAAAGGTTCTGTTCGATCATCATAATTAAATCCTAATAAATCTAATCCTGATGTGTAAGATCGTTCCCAATCTTTTCTTGATGTTTTGTAATCTGTATAGTTGTTGTAAAGTTCGCTACCTAATGGATCGAGTATGTCATCAGGTAATAATTCTGCTAAATTTGTAAAGTGACCTTGATCCGGACCTACTTGTAAATCTTCAGGACCAAAATTAACATCTACGCTTCCATCTGGATTGGGTTGTAGTTCTGATGGCTGTTTCATTTGTTCAGCCATTTGTTGTTGCTGTTCTAAAGCAACTTTAGAAGCACTAGGTAGATTTACGTTTTGAGAAACGTTTGGTAATATTTTGTCGATTTCTGCCATTTAAATTCTCCGCTGTTATGGTTGTAGCCTTTTTATACTTAATATTCAAGCCTTTTGACTTTGGCCCTTTTCTAGGGGGTGTTGACGTTATTTTACTGAAACTGGATCTGCTGAGTGCCATTAGTCTATATCATCTATATCTGGAAGATAGTCATCCCACTCGCCTTCTCCCTGTTTAGTTGATATGTAATCCGTTTCATTTTTATGTATTGCATCCACTTCATCTATTTTTCTTTTACGAGTTACAATCTCTTTTATTGTTGGTTTTTTACTTTCAGCATAATTTTTAAGCTTACTAGTATCTGATACTAAATCATCAACTTTGCCTACAACATTGGAACCGTCCCATTCAATTGAATAATCATCCGGACCATGTGTATAGCTTACAGGTTCAGATTCCACAGCTGAAAATTCTGGTTTTGTTTTTTGACCTGCCATTTTACCTGAATCAATAACTTGACCAGCTTTATATTCCAATGAAACAGGTGCTGTGCCTTCACCCATGTTATAAACAGAGTCATAGTCTATTCTAATATCTCCTGTATCTAGATCTCTATAAACTGTAGCTTCCTCTCCATCAGGAAGTTTTTTAGTGTACACAAGTTCTCGTTCCTTCGTTGCCAGCTTTCCTGTAACATCATCACCTTCTTTTATAATTTTGTTTACGAGTGCTGGAAACCATGAAGGCATACCTTGTGTTCCTGTTGCAATGTCCGCGCCTGCTTTCACAGCAGCTTTTTTACCAGCAACTTTTGAAAGACCAAGTAAACCTGCTTTTGCACCAGCTGTACCAATTCCAAGAGCAGCAAGAAGTTTTAGAAAACCTCTTCGTCCCATGCTACCAAATTTAAAAGATACACGGCCACCTTTTTTAAATTCTACAGTTCTACGACCTATTGCATCTTCATATGCTTCTTTAGTTCTTTTTTCAATTTCCTGTTGTTTAAGTTGTTTTGCTAAAGCATCTTGTTCTCTGATATCTGCAATTGGCGCTCGTGCAGCTTTCAATAATTGTGTTCTATCGCCGTATCCTATTTCTTCAAGTTTTTCTTGAACATTAGGTTGTTCAATAGCATAAGTTTCAAGTCCTACACCTCCTATATCTCTTGACTCTTGACGAAAGCCTTCCAATAAAACATCATTTTGCTCTTGTGTGATTAATTTGTTCTTAACCATTTGATCTAAAGATTTTTTTAAATCTCTTTTGTCTTTAAAATTTTGATAAAGTCCTTCAGCTGCTACAGCCAAAGGAATTAATCCCGCTTCCACACCAAAACCTAAAAATCTTCCAGTTTTTGCCAAAGCTCCTGCCGTTTTTGGCATTTTTTTTGCAAACTTACTAAAGCCTTCTCCTAACATACCTTTGCTGTCCATCATATTTTGACTTTTAAAAAGTTTAGCAATTTGAGAAACTCTTTTATCATTCGGATTACTAGCCATAAAATTTTTCATTGATTCCATTTGTCCACCAATTTTTCCAACAGCTGTATAAATATTTTTAGGAAGCATTGAAGCTGGATTCTTTTTGTTAATAGCAATAAAATGTTCAGGTTGATAAAACTGATTAGTTGCTGCTAGTCCTCTCACTTTAGCCACGTATTCTGCATCAGTTAAGTTTGCATAACGATTAAAATTAATTCCTTCGCCTGCTTTTAATCCTCTAACATCTAGATTCATTGCTTCTTTAAACATTTTATTTTTTAAAATAGCTTCATCACTCATGTTTGCAATTTCAGCATTTTTAAGTTTAATGCCTCGTAATTTTTGATTCATTTCTTCTAATATCTTCTTTCCACCAGGTTTATCTTTCCAGTAGTCAGTAAGTTCTTTTATAATTTTCTTTCGTCTGTTCTTAACTGCATTTTTGCCTTCACCTGATGGCAGGTTTACATCGCCAATATACTCTGGAGCAAATTGACGAAATATATTTACTGTTTCCTTACGAGAAATGCCTGTTTTAAACTCAATAGCTCTTTTACTCATGCCACTTTCAAATAAATCAATAACTTGTTTAACTTTTGGAGAGTCTGCTGTAAATTTAGCAGGTTTAAATTCAAATGTTTTACCTCTAGACTCTTCCCAGGCTTTTATCACTTTATTCAGTCCGCCCTGACCTGCAGTTTTTCCTTTTTCAACAATTTTATATCCTAAAGATTCTCCTAAAGCTTTTTTACTTAATGTGCCCTCTGATTTAGCAATAAAATTATCTATTTTTTTAAAAGTTTCTTCATTTATTTTAATTGGAGATTTACGCGCTACCACGCCTGCTTCCTGATACCCGACTCTTCCACCTTGCTCATAAGAATCACCCCATGACTCATATCTCCAGGTGGTTTTTGGTGTTTTTGAGTTTTTTTCTTTAAATTTTGATACAACTTCTTTGTAAGTTTGCATTAGACTCCTAAAATATTTGCCAGGCCGCCTTTGGCATTAGGTTTTCTATCTTTCATTGTTTTATTTTTAATCATTTGTTCTAGATTTAAAATATCTTTGTCAATATCTACATATTTAGCTAAATCTGCCTCAGACGTTAATCCCGATTCTGGCATCTCATCTAATTTTTTCATCATAAAATCTAAACCTGGATCACGCATTGCTTTATTTTGAGCTCTCATAGCCATTTGCTGTTTATCCAGCTTAAGGGCTTCTAATAAATTTTCTAATTGCTCAATTTTTAAACGTTGCAGTTGTTCAAGTTCTCTAGGCATTAATGTTTTAGCAAGCTCTCTTTTATCTACTCCTATTTTACCAGGAAAAAGTCTTTTATTTAGCCCTTTCATTCTTTTGATCAGTGCTTTTAATCCTAGCGATCCACCAAAAATCATAGGCACGCGGCCACCTTCATTTAAATGCAGTTGTCCTGCGATGCCGCCAGAGGCAAATTCTGGTTTACGAGTGTACATGTCCGAAATCATACTTCTTAATTCTTTTCTTTGAATATCATCAAAAGCACCAAAGGCTTTTTTAGCATCAATGTCATCTAATAGCTGTAAAACTTTATTTCTGTCAGAAAAATCAAAATCTTGTTTTAATTTATTGATTTGAGCCGTTGCAACATCATCATCTAAAGATTTTATAATAGGTTCAACGTTTGGTTTTGTCGTAAACTGTTCATTGACTGGAAGGCTTTTAATTCCTTTTTTATCTTTGAAATCTTGTAAACTTTTTACTTTGTTTGAATCTTTAAACTTTTGTAACGCTTCTTGTTGAATTTTTATTTTAGCTAAGTTATCAGGTTGTTTACCTGTAAATTTAATATAGCCTCGTGTAAGACGTGCAATCAATTGTGGTAGTGTAAACATTAATAATAAACCTTCTTCGTTTTAATAATTTTTTCATCCCTATAGTCTTCAGGATGAGGTATTAGTCCACCTTGTCTAAAACGCATTACCGCTTGTGTCATCGAATCCACAAGGTCATCATTATCTCCGTACGGAAAGGCCGCACATTCTTCCATGACTTCCTGTGCAAACTCTTTTTGAGTGGGCGCCCATATAGTGCCGCTTTCAAATAAAGGGGCTACTGCGTTTACTCTTGTATGCTTATCATTTCCTTTTGATGGTGTAAAGTTAATAACGGGTATACCCATATTTCTTAATTCATAGGTTAATGGCAGTCCAGAAGCCTTGGCTTCAATTAAAACCGTCTCCGGTTGCCAGTAATCATACTGTTCTTTTGCTTTTCTTCTTAATTCTGGAAACTCGTATCGACCTTTAATGGCATCCACGAGTATTAAATTAGGAGGTGAGTCTTCATTTTTTCTAAAGACACCCCATGTGGTAATAGCACTGTAATCGGCTGTTTCTTTTTTCATAAAGGCGGTATCATAGGATTGTATGATGTGCTCTAGCTTTGGCATAAAATCATGTTCCCATTTTTTCCACCATTCACGTTTGATAATGGCTCCTTCTTCTGACGTTGGATTTTGCATCCACTGTGCGTTCCATTTACCTAGTGATAACGAAGCCTTGACGGCTTGTAGCTCGTCTAGCTTCCAGTACTCCGGCCATACTGG